TCGCAGACGCTGATCAGGTGCAGCGTGTCGTCGATCTGCGGCGGCGGCTCCACGATCTGCGCGGGGCCGAGGTCGATGGGGGTCGGCGTGTGATCGGAGTCCGCGATTTCCTCCGGCGTATACGCTCCGACGACCACGCCCGGGAACACCGAGCGGATGCCTTCTGACACGCACCGGGCGCGGAGCATCGCCCTCGGGTACTGGGTCCAGGTCGGGTTTTTGGTCAACCCGGCGCGCTTCGCCATGTCGATGGTCCACTCGATTTCGACGGCGCCGCCCTGAGGGTGACTGAATTCGCCGGCCACGCGGTTGTCGGACATCTGCAGCCACTTGACGCGACCGCCAGCGGCCTGGAAGCGGGCCAGCATCGCGTCTGCCTTGAGAGCGGGGCGACCTTGGATGATGTGGTAATCGCGGGCCGCGATTGCCGGGTGCAGGCCCTCGGCCTGGGCAACGAGCATGAGGGCCATCGCTTGCTCGGCGGTTTTGACGCCGAACAGGTTGGACTTCGCGACGGCAAGCGCCATGCGTTCGATGTCGGAAACGGGGACGAGAGCTGTCATGTGGTTCCTGTGGTGGTTAGAGACGCCGGAGAGGCGTCGGGTGGTGATCAGAACGAAGTTCGCGCCTTGAGCCTGCGCACGATGTCATCAACCTCGCCAAGAAACGAGACGATCTCACGTTCCAGGCTGGCGATGAATTCGGGATTACGCGGGATGCGCTGCACGTAGAGCTGCAGATCAGCAGGCATGCGCGGGTCGAACGACACGAAGTCGCACCACTGCCGGCCGGTGAGCCACATCTGGCCTTGGATCTGGGCCATGTGCTCGTCGGGCATGCCGGAGAGCCACGTCTCCAAGTGATTCGCGCTGTTGAACGGGCACTTGATCTCGATCAACCCGTCGTCGGATCCGCCTTCGCAGACGAGCCCGTCCGGGCTGCAGCCGACAGCGAGCGTGGGATGCTGGACGAAGGCGACGGACCGAACCTGCACCATGTGCGCGTCGAGGTAAGCCTGCAGCGCTGCGGGTTCCTGCTCGGCTCCCCAGCGCATGGCGAAGGTCTCCACGACTGGTGCAGGCTGACCAGTGAGGCGTTCGATGACCTGTTGCCACAGGTATTTCTGGCCGTCCGCGCTGCGCTTCCCGGCCTTGGTGCGGTCGATGACGTGTCGGAATCCGCTCGCCGTCACCTTACCGGCGCGGGCCTGCAGCCATTCGTCTGTACGTTGTTCCATGTCAGATGTATCCCAGCGGGTTGCGCGGTTCTTCGGCCTGCGGGCGCTGCTGACGCTGCGGGGCAGGGTGGGTGAAGGACGAGCCGACGCTCCAGCCGTTCGCCTGGAGACGCTGGTACGCCATCCAGTTGCGGCCGGCTTCGGTGCTCTCGTCCACGTAGTCGTGGATGAGTCTGAGGGATGCGCTGTAGTCGGAGGTCATGGCACGTCAGGCGTGATGCGGGACGGTCAGGACGATGATCTCGCGCTGTGCGTCTTCGTAGCGCGGAGACAGATCCCAGCCTTGCAAGCCGTGCGCTGCTGCGTAGTCGTCGGCAGCAGCTTGCAGGCAATCGTCGCAGTCGTCGTACTGCGCTGCGTGGATCGTGATCTGCTGGTTCATCTCGTTGCTCCGGTTCGTCTGTCGATGCCTAGACTATATCGACACTCAGTAGGACCCCGCAACCCCCTACATCGTGGGGTTCCGCTAACCCGACTCTGCGCTACACTGCGCGTCCGACTACGGAGCACGCAATGTCAGCAGGCGACCGCTGGGAAATCCAAGGGATGCATCATGGCATCGAGACCGACGGGTCGACGCGGGACACGCTGCGGCTGATGATGCTCAAGCAGGACTGGCCATTCCCGGTCGGCATCCGCGAGGTGCCTCGGGTGCTGTGCAAGCGGATGCCGTCTCGGTACCTGCGGGAGACGCAGGATGACATGCGGGATGAGCCGGCGGCTCGGTGGTGATCTTCAACCCACAACTACACACCTCACATGAAAAAACGACCCGGTGGCTTCACATGGGCACAATGGGCGCAGATCTGGCAACTCCGAGAGCAGCGGTTCTCATGGACCGCCATCGCAGCGCGCCTGCAGATCGACGCAAGCCACATGCTCGCCAAGCTCAGAGCGATGGGCTTCGCCGAACCTCCGCGACCTCGTCCGTGGCTCACGCGCGCCCAGCGGCCTCACGCATCTGGGCACGATTTCGCATCGCTATCGAGAGCCTGGCAGGGCTCGTTTCAACAGACGCAACATTGAAGGAGAGAGAGTGGAAAACGACTCGGCGGCGGAATACGCTGCATTTCTAGACCGCAAGTCCCAGATAGACGGAGAACACGGATTCGCGCCTTTGGCGATGCCGTCGTGGCTCTTCGACTTTCAGACATCTCTTGTCGAATGGGCGCTGCGCAAGGGCAGGGCTGCGATCTTTGCGGACTGTGGGCTTGGCAAGACCGCGATGGAGCTGGTGTGGTCCGACAACGTGGTGCGCAAGACGAACGGAAACGTTCTGCTGCTCACCCCGCTGGCAGTCACGCATCAGATCCAGGCCGAGGCCGAGCGGTTCGGGATCGAGGCCAAGGTCTCACGCGATGGCACTGTGCATCGTGGCATCACGATTGCGAACTACGAGAAGCTCCACCTGTTCGACGCTGACAATTTCATCGGCATCGCCTGTGATGAATCCAGCATCCTGAAGAGCTTTGATGGCGCGACGCGGTTGGCAATCACGACATTCTCGCGCAAGCTTCCCTATCGCCTCTTGGCAACCGCGACGGCCGCGCCGAACGACTTCACCGAACTGGGCACATCCTCCGAGGCGCTTGGCTACATCGGGCACATGGACATGCTCAATCGGTTTTTCAAAAACGATCTAAACAACAGCGCCACCGGCCGTATGCGTGGCGAGGTCATCAAGTGGCGTCTGAAGGGTCACGCCGAATTACCATTCTGGCGCTGGGTGTGCTCGTGGGCTCGCGCCATCCGCAGGCCGTCTGATCTGGGGTTCGATGACACGCGATTCGTGTTGCCGGAACTGATTGAGCAAGAGCACATGGTCGAGGCGAACACGCTTGCTGAGGGGATGCTGTTCGCTCTTCCGGCTGTTGGGCTTAAGGAACAGCGGGACGAGCGCCGCAGAACCATCGAGGAGCGCTGCGAGCGCGCGGCATCGCTGGTGCGCGACACTAAACAGCCTGCGATGGTCTGGTGTCACCTGAACGCGGAGGGTGATCTGCTGGAGCGACTTATTCCTGACTCCATCCAAGTCAGCGGATCAGACTCCGACGATGCGAAGGAGGAAAAGCTGCTCGCGTTTGCGCGCAACCAAGCCCGCGTGCTAGTGACGAAACCGGCCATCGGCGCATGGGGGCTGAACTTCCAGCATTGCGCGCACATGACGTTCTTCCCGTCTCACTCGTTCGAGCAGTACTACCAAGGCGTGCGGCGCTGCTGGCGCTTCGGCCAGACGCGTCCGGTGCATGTTGACATTATCACCACGGGGGGCGAGCGTGGAGTGCTCTCCAATCTGCAGCGCAAGGCCACACAGGCCGACCGCATGTTTGCCAATCTCGTGTCCGAAATGAACGCAGCTCTTGCCATCGAGCGTGCGTCTAAGTTCACTCAACAACTGGAGGTGCCATCATGGCTTGTCGCGACCAAGTGATTACGGATCGCTATGCGATCTACAACGGGGACTGCGTGGAGGTGCTACAGGCGATGCCGCAGAAGTCGGTGCATCTGTCGGTCTACTCGCCACCATTCGGCGGCCTGTACCATTACAGCAGCGATGACCGAGACCTATCGAACTGCGCCAGCTACGACGAATTCATGGATCAGTATGCGTTCGTCGTGCAGGAGCTGGCGCGCGTGACGATGCCGGGGCGCATGTCGTGCGTGCATGTCATGGACGTTCCGCGCAGCAATAGCGGCACCGACAGCTACATCGACTTTCCCGGTGACGTCATCAGGCTGCATGAGCGCCTGGGCTGGCACTACGCTGGTCGGCATATGATCTGGAAAGAGCCTCTTGAGGTTCGTCTGCGCACCATGCAGAAGAATCTGGCGCACGCCTCGCTGTGCGAGGATTCGCTCGATTGCGGAGTGGCGAGCGGCGAGTACCTGCTGCTGTTCCGTCGTGCGGGCAAAAACCCCGTTCCTGTCGCGCATCCTGTGGGGATGCTGGACTACGCTGGCGAGCGATCACCTCCGGCTGATGTGCTTTCCTATCGCGGGTGGACGGGAAAGCAGACCGAGAACCGTTTTTCGCACTGGATCTGGCGGCAGTATGCAGATTGCATGTGGGATGACGTGCGCTTTGATCGAGTTCTGCCATACCGAGAGGCACGCGACAGCGAGGACGAAAAGCACGTCCATCCGCTGCAACTGGACGTGATCGAGCGATGCGTTGTGTTGCGCAGCAACCCCGGCGAGACGGTGTTTACGCCGTTCATGGGTGTCGGTTCCGAGGTGTATGTGCCTGTTCTGTTGGGGCGTCGTGGTATCGGGGCGGAACTGAAGCCAAGCTATTTCCGCCAGGCGGTGAAGAATGTAGCGGCGGCCGCGCAGGGGTTCCGTTTCGACGTCCAGACCGAAGACCTCTTCGCATGATCCGCCGCCGTCCATCCCTCCGAGACACCATCGCCCGCAACCAGCAGAGCATGGACCTGTACGCCGCCCTGAGCGACCGACCCAGAGTCGAACTGACAGCACCGCCACCGCCGAAACCGCGCGGTCTTCGTAAGACCTCTGCATCTGGCACCGAGGCCGACGTGATGCGCGCGGTTCACGATCTCCTGCGCAGGCATCGGCGCGTGGCGTGGTTCATGCGGCTGAACAGCGGCGCCGTCAGCGACGGTGACAGGTACACGGTTTTCTACCGACTGTACCTGCGCAACACACCACCGCGTACTCGAGGGGCGAGCGACTATCTCGGGCAGCTTACGGATGGCAGGCTGTTCCTGCTGGAGTGCAAGCGGCCCGGGGTGCGGAAGGGGACGTTGGAGCAGGAGGAACTGCTGCTGGCGTGTCGGGAGGCCGGAGGCGTCGCGGGAGTCGCGCAGTCGGTGGAGGACGTTATCGCGCTGCTGGGTGAGCCGTGAGCGTCATATCCGGAAGAGTCAGACCATGAGCGACCACCTCCCCCGCACAACCAAGCCCGACACGTTCCGTGCGTCGGCCTGCGATGGCAAGGTGAAATTCGAGACCTACGCGCAGGCCCGAGAGGTCGGCGCGCGAGGGACGAGACGAGGTAAGCCACGGCAGGTGTATCACTGTCCATTCTGTTACGGCTACCACTTGGGCACTAGGCCCGTAACCCTGCGGCAGAGCCGCATAGATCGCCAAAGACGGCGGATGGAAGAGGATAAATGATTCATTATCACGGTCTGCCCATCACGCCAGCGACGGCAGCCGCGAAAGCAGTGGAGGCTGGTCACGCGTTCGTAAGTTACGCGCACGCCGATCAATTAGGCGTCGCGGTTGAGGTGTGCCAGAGTTTTGCAGTGGACAATGGCGCATTCAGCGCATGGAAGCGCGGAGAGCCAGTGCAGGACTGGCGAGGCTTCTACGCGTGGGCCGAAGCCTGCAAGCGAATCCC